ATTCATATCAGTGTCGAGTCTAACGATTAAACCCTCTAACGTGTCATACGAATAGATCCATTCCCAGTCGCAATTCCATCCATCCTCTTTTGTTGTGGCTTCCCACATGTTTTTCTTTTGGCGAATAAGGTAATGACCATGAGTCATTTTAGCCCTCCACTTCGCAGGTCAATTCGACCTGAGCAACAAACAGGCCCGATTGTTCAAAGTCTTGCAGCACAGTTTCGCAATCTTGCTCTGACATGTTATAGTCTAACACCCACGATTCGTTGAAAAAAGACATGAGAGTCGCGACCAGTGCAAAAGTTTTCATTTTATAACCTCGTTTTTTGACTTCGTTTTCTAACTTAGATTAGGCACTTGCACAAGTCCCATTCTGAGGTAGAAGAAGGGATGTGACATTTTTGCCACACCCCCTAGTGTTGCTATTCCGCAACACCGATCTTTTGCAAAAATGCCAAGTCGATTTCCATTGACATGGGGATTCCTTGGCGCTCGGCTTTTTCGCCGGGATGCGTGATTTTTACGCTTGCGGCGTCTGATTCGACTTGGGTAACAATCTTCTTGACAGGAACCCAAATGCCGCGACCGGGATTTGCGGCGTCCAATACAAGACGAATCGCCTTTTCTGTGGTTTGAGTAACGAAACCTGCGAGGATTTTTGTATCGGTCATTTTGAAATTCTCCAGCTAGGCGGGGTTATTCCCGCTTTCCTTAGAATCACTATGCGCCTTCTCAGGTGATTCGTCAAACAAAAAACACGTTTTTCACATCACAGAATGTTTCAGTTTTAGCCGACCCGTAACAATACGTGATCGCGATTTTTACCGTTCTCTCTTGACTCCTTATGCTGATTCCATTAAACTGGCGCGAATCATCTAATGATTTCAAGCACTTAGCAGTGTTCACGTTTTGTTCCGCTGGCGCGTTTTTGTAACATTTCGTGAACAAGAAAAGCCGTCTTACCGCTTGCGAATCACTGCGATCAGCCCTATATTCTATGTATAGACAAAGGGAAAAGCCAAATGACTAAGATGAAAAAACAATCCATCCCCGCCGCAACCCGCGCGATCGTAATGGCCTCACATGACTCTTGCGTAGCATGCGGCACATGGGATGCAAACGACTGCGGCCACCTAGTCGCCGAGGCAAATGGTGGTGGCGTTGAACCTTCGAACCTAGTGCGCTTGTGTAGCGCTTGCAACGGCGCACAAGGCACCGCAAGCGTAGTGTTTGGCGCCTTCGCACCTCGCGAACTTGAGCCTGCTCTGGTCATCTCACGCCGCGCCTATTGGGTAACATACTGCGGCGCGGCACGTATGTCTCGCCTCAAGCTCAAGCCTTATCGTCCGGTATAGCAGAGAGAGGCGTGGCAGAAATGTCACGCCTCCATTATTTCATAGTGTAACAATTCGTGATGTATAGGGGGCGGTTAGGAGGACTAGTGTTGCATATTTATCACAAAGCCCATTCTCAGGAACCTTATACAAGAAATTCTGAATTTCTCCGAGAGCGACAACGCACCCTTTGAAAGGCTAAGCCTTACTTAGGCGCTATAAACTAACATACTCCGTATGATTATTATAAAGGCGTTACCCCCGCCTTATGAACTCCGTTCAAACGTATGTTCAGCGTCAGTTCAGCGTAAGTTCAGGCTTTGTTTAACGTCTGTTCAAGCTCTGTTCAACGTTAATAGCTGCTTATGAAATTGGTTCAAACGTTATTTAGGATCTGTTCAAGCGCCTGCACAAACTATATCGCCCATGTTCAATGCTTATTACATACGAATAAGACTTTCAATGCTTAATCAAGAAGAATAAGATTTTCAATGCTTATGAAGATTGAGTTGAAAAATTGCATTCTAAGATATTTTATAAGATCAGTTGTAGCTATGCGAGATATAATGCTAATAATTATGAGGAACTCAATATTATTTACAAACCAATTTTGTTGATGTTAATGTACGTTTGTTCAACTCTAACGGCCTAAGCATAGCATCATCGCAGCCTTAGAATTTTTCTGGACCACTAATATAGCAAAGATTCTAGCATCTTTCTATAAAAAATTTTACAAAAATATGTTTGGACAGTGCTGTGTTTTTGGATTAGAATTAATAATATACAACTGTGAGGAATAATTAATGTATGCAAAGATTCAAGCTGTACGAGCAGCTCTAGGCGTTATTGGTCCTGTTGTTCCTGGCTATCTAAATGAGGTTAATGATTTTCCTTCTGTTGCTATCCTTCGTCCTCAACGTCGTCGCCAGCATCTAGGTGCAGGGACTATACTTCATGTTCTGCGAGCAACTGTTCGTGGTTATGTACGTACTAGCGAGGATGACTCGATACAAGATACAGAAGCCACGTGTAGAGATATAGAATACGTACTACAACATCTAAACAATGGCATTGACTCAACTGATACTGTTTTAGATACAGCTCTTAATGAGGCGCTAACTGCGGATCAACTATCGTTGTTTGATGATGTTCGTGTTTTAGAGGTTTCAACAGACGAAGGCTTAATGACTCCTTATGGAGTATGTGAATTAGAAATAGAGGCGAGCTGGTATGAATAATGAACTTCTACCTCCACTGACTAACATCGATGCTCTAAATAATAGTTTAGACACTCCTGCTTTAGATCCAGTCGTTCTCTCTATTGCAAACGACTATCTTGCAGGAGACTCAATTGAACTGATTGCTGAATCTTACGGTATTTCCCGTGATAGAGTTACCTCAGTTCTTGATAAAAAAGAAGTACAAAGCTATGTAGATTCAGTCTTTGCTACACAAGGCTATCTAAATCGTTCAAAACAGATTGATGTTATTAATCGTGTTATTGACGCAAAACTTGAAGAAGCTCTAGAGACCGGTGTATTTACCAAGAAAGACCTACTTGATTGGATGAAGCATCTACAAGACGTTCAGACTACTTTAAAGCCAAAAGAAAGCGGCCCTAAAGTAGCAGTTCAAATTAATAATTATGAACGTCTTATGAAGGATTTAATGGAATAATGGCAACAATTAGAATTCTAGAACTAGACGAGCTAAACGCAGCAGCGATAACAGACAATCTTGTGGTTGTCGATGCTTCTGCTAATACTACTATGCGTATATCAATGGCTAACGTTTTTGCATCACCTACAACTATTGGTAGTGTCACTCCTGGTGATGCTACTTTTGATGAAGTAGTTATAAATGATAGCCTAGATATTTCTGGTGTTACAGTTACAGGTTATACTGGTTCTGAAATTAAAACTGCGTATGAAGGCGAAGCAAGTGCGTTTACTGACGCTCAGTTCACTAAGCTAGGTAATATTGAAACTGCCGCTGACGTAACAGACGCGACTAATGTTAACGCTGCTGGCGCGGTTATGAACTCTGATACCTCAACTGCGCCTATGTCTTTTGTAATTGATGAAGATAACATGGCCTCTGACAGTGCTACTAAAGTACCAACTCAGCAATCAGTTAAGGCTTATGTATCGTCTTCTATTGCTTCGCAGGTGGTATATAAAGGTGGCTATAACGCAGCAACCAACTCTCCTGATCTAGACACTAATCCTAGCACTATCCTAACTGGCTGGATGTATACAGTTACCCACGCTGGTAACTTCTTCTCTGCCGCAGTAGAGGTTGGTGATGTACTTATCGCTGAGCAAAACGATCCCGACGAAGCTGCTAATTGGACTATTGTTAACAAAGATTTAGACGCAGCTTCCATTAAAGTATCCTATGAAGGTAACTCAGATACTAATGCGTTTACTGACGCTTTTGAGACTAAGCTAACTAATATTGAGACCGCAGCTACCGCTGACCAGACTGCTGGAGAGATTAAAGCTGCTTATGAAGGCGAAAGCAACGCCTTTACTGATGCTCTGTTTACTAAACTTGGAAACATTGAGACCGCAGCTACAGCCGATCAAACTGCTGGACAGATTAAGACTGCTTATGAAGGTAACTCAGATACTAACGCCTTTACTGACGCTTTTGAAACTAAGCTAACTAACATTGAAACCTCAGCGACAGCGGATCAATCTGCTGCTGAGATTAAAGCCGCTTACGAAGGTGAGAGCAGCGCCTTCACAGATGCTCTGTTTACTAAGCTTGGCAACATTGAAACCGCAGCTACTGCCGATCAAACTGCTGGACAGATTAAAACTGCTTACGAAAGTAACTCAGACACTAATGCGTTCACCGATGCTGATCACACCAAGCTAGATAATATAGAAGCGTCAGCGACAGCTGACCAATCAGCAGCTCAGATTAAAGCCGCTTATGAAGGCGAGTCTAACGCCTTCACTGACGCATTATTTACTAAGCTGGGAAACATTGAGACAGCAGCTACTGCGGATCAATCAGCAGCGCAGATTAAAGCTGCTTACGAAGGCGAAAGCAACGCCTTTACAGATGCTCTGTTTACTAAACTCGGTAACATTGAGACCGCAGCTACCGCTGATCAAACGGCAGGACAGATTAAAACCGCTTATGAAGGTAACTCAGATACTAATGCCTTTACCGACGCTTTTGAAACTAAGCTAACTAATATTGAGACAGCTGCTACAGCCGATCAATCAGCAGCGCAGATTAAAGCTGCTTATGAGGGTGAAAGCAACGCCTTTACAGACGCACTGTTTACTAAACTTGGTAACATTGAAACCGCGGCTACTGCGGATCAAACGGCAGGACAGATTAAGACTGCTTATGAAGGTAACTCAGATACTAACGCGTTTACTGACGCTTTTGAAACTAAGCTAACTAATATTGAAACCGCAGCTACAGCCGATCAAACTGCTGGACAGATTAAGACTGCTTATGAAGGTAACTCAGATACTAACGCGTTTACTGACGCTGATCACTCTAAGCTAGATAATATTGAAGCGTCAGCTGACGTAACAGATGCAACTAATGTTGATGCTGCTGGTGCGGTTATGAACTCAGACAGCTCCACTGCTGCAATGTCTTTTGTGATTGATGAAGATAATATGTCTTCTAATAGTGCTACTAAAGTCCCAACCCAACAGTCAGTTAAGGCTTACGTTGCATCTTCTATCGCGTCTCAAGTAGTATATAAGGGCGGTTATAACGCTGCAACCAACTCTCCTGATTTAGATACTAATCCTAGCAGTGTGCTATTAGGTTGGATGTATACAGTTACACATGCTGGTACTTTCTTTTCAACAGCTGTTGAGGTTGGTGACGTACTTATTGCTGAGCAAAACGACCCTGATGAAGCAGCTAATTGGACTATTGTTAACAGAGATTTAGACGCAGCCTCCATTAAAGCAACCTACGAGAGTAACTCAGATACTAACGCGTTTACTGACGCTGATCACTCTAAACTAAACGCTATAGAAGCTTCAGCGACAGCTGACCAATCAGCGTCTCAAATTAAAGCCGCTTATGAAGGCGAAGCTAACGCCTTTACTGATGCTCTGTTTACTAAACTTGGTACCATTGAAACCTCAGCTACTGCGGATCAATCAGCAGCTCAAATTAAAGCTGCTTATGAAGGTGAATCTAATGCATTCACTGATACACAATTCACCAAGCTAAGTAATATTGAAGCTAACGCTACTGCGGATCAATCAGCAGCCCAAATTAAAGCTGCTTATGAAGGCGAATCTAATGCCTTTACGGATGCCCTGTTTACTAAACTTGGTACTATTGAAACCTCTGCTACCGCTGACCAATCAGCGACTCAAATTAAGAGTGCTTATGAAGGTAATTCAAATACTAACGCCTTCACTGATGCTGATCACACAAAACTTAATAATATTGAGACAGCAGCTACTGCGGATCAATCAGCTGCCGAAATTAAAGCTGCTTACGAAGGCGAAAGCAACGCCTTTACTGATGCTCTGTTTACTAAACTAGGTAACATAGAAACATCAGCTACTGCCGATCAAACAGCAGCTCAAATTAAAGCTGCTTATGAAGCAGAGTCTAATGCCTTTACAGATGCTCAGTTTACTAAACTCGGTAATATTGAGAATAATGCAACTGCTGATCAATCAGCGTCTCAAATTAAGACTGCTTATGAGGGTAATTCAGATACTAACGCCTTTACTGACGCTGATCACTCTAAGCTAAACGCTATAGAAGCTTCAGCTGACGTAACAGACGCTACTAATGTTAATGCTGCTGGTGCTGTTATGAACTCTGATTCATCGACATCAGGTATGAGTTTTGTGATTGATGAAGACAATATGTCTACAGATAGCCCAACAAAGGTTCCAACACAACAATCAGTTAAAGCTTATGTAGACGCGCTTGTTGCTTCTCAAGTAGTATATAAGGGCGGTTATAACGCATCAACTAATTCACCCGATCTGGACAGTAATCCTAGCTCTATTCTAACTGGTTGGATGTACACAGTTACTCATGCTGGTACCTTTTTCTCAACAGATGTTGAGGTTGGTGATGTACTTATTGCTGAGCAAAATGACCCTGATGAAGCAGCTAATTGGACTATTGTTAATAAAGACTTAAATGCTGGATCTATTAAAACATCCTACGAGAGTAATTCAGATACTAACGCCTTTACGGATGCTGACCAATCTAAGCTAAACGCTATAGAAGCTTCAGCTACAGCAGACCAAACAGCAGCCCAAATTAAAACCGCTTATGAAGGTAACTCAGATACTAACGCCTTTACGGATGCTGACCATACAAAACTTAATAACATTGAGACAGCTGCTACAGCTGACCAATCAGCAGCACAAATTAAAGCTGCTTATGAGGGTGAAAGCAACGCCTTTACAGATGCTCTGTTTACTAAGCTTGGTAATATTGAAACCGCAGCTACTGCGGATCAAACCGCTGCGCAGATCAAAGCCGCTTATGAGGGCGAAAGCAACGCCTTTACAGATGCTCAGTTTACTAAACTGGGAAACATCGAAACTAATGCTACTGCTGATCAATCAGCGTCTCAAATTAAGACCGCTTATGAAAGTAATTCAGATACTAACGCCTTTACTGACGCTGATCACTCTAAGCTAAACGCTATAGAAGCTTCAGCTGATGTAACAGATGCTACTAATGTTAATGCTGCTGGTGCTGTTATGAACTCAGATAGCTCTACTTCAGCTATATCCTTTGTCATTGACGAGGATAATATGGCTTCTAATAGCGCTACTAAAGTTCCAACTCAACAATCAGTTAAGGCTTATGTTGATGCAAACGGGGGCGGATCGAGTCAGTCAGATGCTGAAATTAAAACTGCTTACGAAAATAACTCAGATACTAATGCATTTACGAATGCATATAAAGCAAAACTAGACAACTTAGAAGCAACGGTACTAGCCTTTGCAATTGCGTTAGGATAAAAATATGGCAATCACCTTTACTACATATACAAGCTCAGAGGTAGGAACTTCTCCTGCCACTGTAGCAACAATTGCTTCTGGTAAAGTAGCAACAATAATCGGTATGCAACTTGCAAACGTAACTGACTCGCAAATTAGTGTTACAGTTACTATTGCTGGTGACATAACCATTAAAGGTGTTCCTATACCAGCTAATTCAGCCTTTAGCCCTATATCAGGGAAGATGAATGTACAAACTGGGGACACTATAGTAGTAGTTTCTGATACGGCAGACTCTGTTAATGTAACCGTTAGCGCAATGGAACAGGATATATAATGCCTGGATATTTAGGATCAAGTATTGCAACTACCTTTCTCCCTGCTGGTTCTGCTTTAGCTATTCTTGAATCAGGAGCTAGTGAGGCTGTATTATCAAAGTCTGCAGACTATACCTTAGTCTTGACAGACAGAACTGCTGTTATAAGAGCAACAGATGATATGATTCTTACCCTTCCTGATGCCACAGCAGCAGGAAACGGTTTTTTTATTAACTTCGAAGCAGCAGGTGGTGCTTTGACTTTGAGGTCTGCTGGATCAGACACTATAAACGGGGTGACTGCAGATGTGATTGTTCCGGATGGTGGGTGGGGCTCTATAGTTTCTAACGGCGCAGACTATCTTGCCAAGATACACCAACCTACAATTTCAACTAACGTAACAGCTTACACTTTGTATGGTTCTTCTGAGGATCGAGCTATTCTAGCTCTTGATACAGCTTTCACCACAACTAAACCAAACCAACAAGTGAATTTTTCTGGAAACCTTAATATAGAGGCTTCTCACAACTCCATGCTATACATCAAGATTGATGGGACAGAAGTTGGTAGCGGTGATACAGCAGGAATCAGATTCCATGGTATAGCACCATTTAATTATGACCGAGATAACGCAAACACTATGTTTATTGTAAGCTTCCAATATACTGGTATAGTTGCCAGTGTTGGAGCCCACACTCTCACCATACATGCACGAGGTGACCCCGCCACTCTCGGCCTGAATGGCGTGGTTTCAGACAGTAACATTGACTACAATGAACGTGGTAGTTCTAATATCAGAATTGAGGTGAAGGCATGAACTATGGACTAATTATAAACGGAATCATTGACACAGTATCAGATAAAGACTTTCCAGGAGCTGTGAAAATTCCTGATAGTGTATCAATTGACTGGACGTATAATGGCACTACATTTACTGGCCCGACACCAACCTTAAAAGAAGTTAATAACCACGCACAGTATTTGATCATGGCAGCAACAAATTCCAAGGATCGTGGTCAGTCAGATGAGCGTATATCTGCTGGTGCCAGAGAAGCAACTGCATTACTACAATTAAGAGTTCTCAATGGCAGCTGGACAACAGAACAAGAAACACGTGCAGCTGAGTTAACTGCTATTAGTAGCTATATAGCAGCTGTAATTGCAGCATCAAATGTACTTAATGTAATGGAGCCTATTCCTAACGATTATAAAAATAAAACTAAATGGCCTGATGCGGGAGATACATAATGTCAAAAAATAGAATTTTAGCTGACCAAGCAGGAAGTATCGTACAGATTAAACGTGCAGAAACTAATGCTATGTCTACTGTTACAACCGTGATGCCTGACGATGACACTATACCTCAGAATGATGAAGGCTCGGAAATTCTCACGGTAGCCATTACGCCCAAAAGCGCTACAAATAAGTTACATATTGTCGGGACTATTTATGCGGGTAGATCTACTGGCCGCGATATAGTTACAGCACTCTTCCGAGACACTACTTCTAACGCTTTTGCCGCCATACACACCGAGGCTCAAACGTCAACCGGAGGTACTCTATTACATATAGACTCGTATGTTGATGCCGATACTACATCAGAGATAGTATTCAAAATACGTACAGGCCCTGACGGCAGCGCAACTTTAACAATAAATGGTGTTGGGGGCAGCCGACAGCTTGGTGGCACTATGGTCTCTTCATTAACAGTCACCGAAATAGCAACTTAATAAAAATAGAAGGAATATTAAATGTCATACATAGGGACAACACCAGTACCACAATCAATTAAATTTGATCAGATTTTTACAGCTGTAGCAGGCCAAACAACTTTTGGGACGTTAGGGTATCAACCTACGTTTATTGATGTGTACTTGAATGGGGTTTTATTAGTCCCAGTTACTGACTACACAGCTACCAACGGCTCTGAAATTGTACTTACTGTAGCTGCTGCTGCTGCTGATATACTACAAACTATAAGATTCGCACCCTTTAACGTAACCAACGCAACTCAACTAAGAACAGATATGGGTATCAACAAGGTTGTATTATCAAAGTCAGGTGACTATACTTTGTTAGCTACAGACCGTGGTAAAGTTATAAGGGCAACTGCTGATATAACTTTAACAATTCCAGCCGCTGCTACTTCTGGAGACGGTTTCTTCTTTACTATTATTGGGGATGGCGGATCGGTCACATTAGCGGGAGGCAATACAGCAATTGTTGTAGCTGATGGTAGTAGTAACGACGTTGCTTGTAATGGTTCAGCTTATTTTGCTATTGGCGGCGGAGGCGGCACATCCTTTAACACAAAAGGTATTGCAAAGGTTGTTGTATCAGTTAACCAACAATCTACACAGAACCTTAGGTATAGCCAAAACGTAGCGTCAATAACAGATCAAGGCACTGGCCGAACTCTTATTACTTATACCAACGATTTTTCAAGTGTTAACTATCTTTGGATGAAAGACTACGCTGGCAAGGTAGCACCTTCCTTTATAGGTGTTACTGTAGAGTATCAGGTTGATAGAACAGCATCAGCGGCATCACTGGAGATTAGCAGCGTCGATTCCTATGGAACACGGACAGATGGCACAAAAGTTGAAGCAACTGGATTTGGAGATTTAGCATAATGGGTAGCATAATCACACCAAATTTTGGTGATGGCACTGATACAATTCCATCAATTTATCTCACTGGGGGATCTGCGAAATACAGGGCTAACTATGATCTTTCGGGAACCGCCGCTGTTGTTGACAGCATGAATGTCGCGTCGATAACTGACGTGGGTTCTGGAAGCACGGCGCTGGGGTTTACCGCCAATTTTGGGAACGCTCTTTATCAAACTGCAAGTAGTCGTCGCGGAGACAACACAGCGAATGGAGACTACAACGAAAGTTTGCAGCAGAAGACTGCCTTAGCCTATACAACCAGTTCCGTCGGTCTTTTGTCTGGGACACTAACAGCGTCAAGCGGTGCAGTAATCAACATAGCAACAAACCATTCCGTTGGTTTTGGAGATCTCGCATGATTAATTACTCAGACTATAAACTTTGGGAACGTGAATTACTTTTCTTTGATCAAGATGCTAATAAACACCCACCGCAAGGAAAATACTCTATAGTATGGGAGGATCCTGAAGACGTTGATGCGCCTGCTAAAATAACCACACCATCGCCTCAATGGCTAGCAATGGCATTATACGGAGGTATACTACCTCCTGTAGAAGTGTACTGGGCATTAAAAAAAGATGAAGCTAAACCTACGTTTACACACCATACACGAGGGTTCCTACTACACGATACCCCTCCTGTAAAAGCTATGACAGAAGAAGAAGCAATGGAATATTTAGTACAAAAAGAGCTTCCTACCTCTGTATGGTTAAGACCTAAAGGTAATCGTAGTTACCTAAAAATTGTACTAAGTAAATCTATACCAACAGACCGCACATTTCGTAATGGCTGGTCAATTAAACAGGAGAAATAATATGGATAATAATGTAATAGATAGTCGCGGCCAAAGCCGTTTAGCAAGTTCTATGACACTTCCTACTAGTGGTCGCAAATTTAGAGACGCATGGGTATTCGGTGAGACAACGGTTATAGAGGTTGATTGGGATAAAGCTCGATCATCTTTTCGTAGTACTGCAACATTAGATCGCATTACTTTCGTAGTTCGTGCTATAGCTGCGGGTTTTCTAGCTGAGTCAGACGCTGAAGATGCTGCTCGCGGCATTTGGCCTAGCTCTTTTTCAGATGTTCTTGCAGCAATACCGGAGTCTCAAAGACTTAATGCTCGTATTACCTGGGCAGGCTTAAATATTATTAACCGTAATGCTGCTGTTCTAACAGTTATTGCTGCTGTTAAAGAGATAGATCCTAAAGATCTTGATATTATGTTTGGTTACGAGGGCGAATAAGTACTATGCCTAACGGTCTTGGTCCTAAGTGGTTTCCAGTAAAAATCAGAGAAAAGCTAACTTCTATACTTAGCTTTTTCTTTGATGAAGCTTCTTGGGATAAGCACGATGAGGGTTACGAGCGCGGATACCCTGCACGCTGGCTTTGTGACTTACGATTCTTACAAGCAATGCTAAGGGATGCTACTATATCTACATCTACTTTAGGTACTTTTTTACGAATACTTATCTCTATTTTACTATGGTTTTTAGTGCGTATAGGTGGTTGGTATAGCTATACTAAAAAATAATTGGACTAGCGACCTCCATATGTTATAATCATTATGTAAAATAAAAAATAATTAAGGAGTGCAAGCATGTCTGAAGATACTGTTTTAACTTACAAGCTTAAAGCACTTGATGATAAAATAAAGCCGCTAGAAGAGAGAATAGGACTTTTAGAGTCTAGAACCTCTAAGCTAGAAATACAAGATGCTAGGCACACAACTAATCATACAGGCACCGAAAGACGTATCAGCGCTAATGAGAGTACTTTTCAGTGGTTAAGTCGTTTAATACTAGGTACTATTATTATCGCAATTGTTAGTTTTATACTATCAGGCGGTATATCAGGGATAGGAATATTATGATGTTAACAAGGATTGACTATAGCTTATGGGCGATAATCGTAGGATTAGTGGTAGGTATTACTATATCTAGTGGGTACAGCTGGTACTCTTCTATTACTCCTTATATTTTTCATGTAGATAACGAACAAACAGGTTTTAGTCTAGATAGAACTACCTACAATGTAGTAGGTGATATAGAAAAAATTGCGTGTAGCAGACTACCTCTTCCAGAGGGTTTTAGAGTTACAGTAGACGTTCCTGGAGAAGGCTCGGCAGATACTACGTGGTCCACAAAAGATGTTAGTGATAATAGAGATCCAGGAACAGATCCTATATTTATTACTGTAGATCTACCTCCTATATTCACACAGGCACGAATTACAACTTTACACGCATGTCCAGATCTAGAAACTGTGACTGAGGACATATTATATATACCTAAGATATTCTACGTAATAGACGGTAACGCCACTTTAAAGGAATAAAACTTGACTGAATATAATCTAATAAAGCCTAAAAGCTTTTTTAAACTACCTGTAGATAAACTACTAAGTAAGATGCCTACCCCTATAGTATTTAATGAGAGTCAACAAGCTATGCTTGATGGTTTAAATGATAAAAGATTCTGGGTACATATATCAGCAAGAAGAACAGGTAAGTCTTATGCAGCAGCTTTATTAGCTTTTGCTAAACTACTAGAACCTGGACAACAAGTAATGGTTGTTGCACCAAACTTTACGTTATCTTCCATTATCTGGGATTATGTTACTGATATTATCAGTAAGACTGGCGTTGAGATTGTAACTAAGAACCAAAAAGATAAAGTAGTTAAACTAGAGAATGGTTCAATTTTTAGACTTCTCTCGGCTAACAATAGAGACTCTCTAGTTGGTCGTGCTGCTAATTTACTAATTATTGACGAAGCAGCAATTATACCTGACGATGAGTATTTTACTCGTGATTTACGTCCTGCCCTATCTACTTTTAACGATTCAAGGTGTTTATGGATTTCAACTCCTAGAGGTAAAGGTAACTATTTATACGACTATTTTCAGCGTGGTGATAACGACGATTATGACGAATGGGGTTCTGATCTATTTACTTGGAGAGCAAACCCACTTCTCGGAGAGAAGGATGTTGCTGAAGCTGAAAAAACAATGACACGTGCTCTATTTGCACAGGAATATATGTGTGCTTGGACTACTACAGAAGATCAAATTTATGAGTACCTCGATGATGAGAAACACGTAGGAGAGTACCAAGAAAAACAATTTGTTGAAGTGATTGCTGGACTAGACGTTGGTTATAGGGATGAAAACGTTTTTGTAGTTATTGGTTATGATGGTGATTCATACTTTGTTCTTGATGAGTATATATCTAAAGAGTCTACAACATCTGAGTTAGCTGAAGCTATTACAGAGTTACAAGATAGGTGGAAAATTGATTCTATATATATTGACTCTAGTGCTGCGCAGGTAAAAGCTGACTTTGCTTATGATTATGATATTTTTTGTGATAATGCAGTTAAGTCTGTAAATGATGGTATAAACTTTATACAAGCACTAATTGAGCACGGTAACTTATGTTTTGATGAAGAGGGTGCAAAACACACCTATCATGCTATGACTGCTTATAAATGGAATACTAAAACTGATAATCCTAAACCTCACCATGATTGGTCTTCTCACCCTTCTGATGCAGTTCGTTACGCACTATACACTCATCATAAGATGAATGCTATATCAATCTATTCATAACCTGTCAAAATTATATATTGGACAGAACAAAATTTTAGTGTAGAATTAACTATGACAAATTTAAACAGATTACCTATTAAATGGGTTAGAGACTATATCAAAAAAGACTATAAAGCTAAAGACGCTTGTTATATTTGTGGAGATACTAGTAACTTAGACCTTCATCACATATATAGTTTAAGTGAGCTGTTCCACAACTGGTGCGAAGAAAAAAAGATTCAGGAGATAACTTCTAATGAAGAGATCCTACATCTTAGAACTATTTTCGCAGTTGATTGTGCAGAAAAGCTATCTAATGATAATCTATATACGTTATGTGGTACTCATCATAAGCGTTTACATAGTATATATGGTCAACGATACGCCAACACTTTAGCACCAAAAATTATAAAATGGTTAAATATCCAGAAGGACAAACATGGCTAGTGAACGCGCAACCCTCAGAGAATGGATGGCAGAAAAGTTAAATCCAGCACAAGGTTCTATAGCAGCAGGTGAATCTGTTGCTAGCCCTGAGAACATTATTGATTATCAATCTGCGTATGCTGAAATTGAAATTATTAATCGAGCTGTTGAGATGGTAATTAGTGCTTGTGTAGAAGTTCCTTTTATAGTAGACGGTGGTAGTCCAGGTAAAAAAGTAAATAAATTACTAAATATCAGACCTAATCCTTTTGAGGATAGAGCACGCTTATTTAGGCGTGCTTTTTTAGATTTCTATCTAGACGGTAATGTGTTTTTTTACTATGATGGGTCTAACCTTTTCTTACTCCCTGCTAACGCCGTTGAAGTAGTACCGGACCCGAGAACATTTGTATCACATTATAACTATGTTATAACTAATACTTCTGTATCTGATTATATGGGTTTTGGAAAAGCTAAGAAAAATTCTGAAACTATAAGATTTGAATCACATGAGATTATCCACATTATGGCTGAAAACTCAGAATCTATATTTAGAGGTACTTCAAAGCTAAAAGCAAGTATTAGACTTATAGAGGTTTACTACTATATGATTAATTTTCAACGTCAATTCTTTAAAAATAATGCGTTACCTGGTTTTGTACTTACTACAGATTCTGTACTATCTAAACGCGTTAAAGAGCGTTTGTTAGATTCTTGGAGCAGTACTTATACAACAATATTTAATGGTGCAAGACGTCCTGCTATTTTAGATGGAGGCTTAAAGATTGATAAGTTTTCTACTGTAAAGTTTAGTGAGTTAGACTTTGAAACGTCTATTGAACGTATCCAACAAGATATGGCTAAGGCTATAGGTGTTCCTTATACTCTATTAAAATCAGGTAACAATGCGAATATTGATGCTAATCAAAAATTGTTTTATCTTCATACGGTAATTCCTATTTTAACAACATTTTCAAGTGCCCTTAGTCACCATTTTAACAATGACGTAACCATTAGACCTGATAGATTAAGTGTTCCAGCACTACAGCCAGACGCCAAGGTGCAAGCTACCTATCTCAGTACTCTGGTTAATACAGGAATTATGACCCCAACTGAAGCTAGAGAAATATTAAGATTGCCAAAAATAGAAGGGCATGATACTATAAGAATACCACAAAATATCACTGGTAGTGCTACAGACGCTAGCCAAGGTGGAAGACCAACGGGAGGTGAATCTCCCGATTCCGAAGGAACAACTGATGAATAACAAAACTTTTTATATCAATAGTTCTTTAGACACTAAAGCCGTAAGTAAATCTAAAAAAGGTTTAAAAATAGCTGGTTATGCAAATACTACATCAAAAGATCGTTCTGGCGATGTAATTACTGCAAAAGCTTGGGCTAAAGGTGTAGAGAACTTTAGAAAAAACCCTATCATGTTGTTTCAACATAAACATGATGCTCCTATTGGTAAATTTGATAAAATTACCGTAGACAAAAAAGGTATTTATGTTGAAGGAACTGTAAGCGA